TATTCGGTCGGTACTCTTCGATGGAGATCGACAAACCATGTTGCTTGATGAGTTCTTTAAGCTGCTTCACAATAGCTACCTGAGCCACCGTGACTTCTGCCCTCATCTTCCTGAACGACCACTTATTACTAAGCTGTAGAATATGGTCGAAGTAGTCACTGATGCGATCCGTACGGAAGCGATCAATCTCTAAGACGTAGACGTTATTCTCACCATCGACACCGACGACAACCATAGCAGTGTAGTCAGCTTTCTTGCTAAGGCTAAACGCAAAGTCTACTGCACAGTAAACGTTCAGGCGGTGCGTCTTGTAGAACCAGTAACCATTATCAAGGTGGAGATGCTTACGGTCGTAGTACTGGAACTTGTCTGAGCCTACGGGTATGTTATCTGGGTCCGTAGGGTCGTTGTAGTACTGCGCCCTGAACTGTCCTTTGTCGAGGTACTGCCCACGCTTCTTAGCTAGAATCTGTTGGTCGAAACCAAACCACTTACCGTCTTTACGTTGCTGACGAGGCCACAGGAACTCACCCGTACCGTCGCCCCTATCTTCTACTGCACGTTCAAAGATTTCGTAGATGTTCTCTTCGCCAATCTTACCACCATCTTTGTCGTACTGATCCTCAATCATCTGCATCAAGTCGTTATACAGATCAATCGGATGGTAGCGAGTGCCTACAACCCACTCACGAGCCTCAGCACCTTCGATGGACGACAACAAAGAATACTGGCTTCTTACTTTGTCACGGCCTTCGTTAGTGTACGCATTTTCATAGACAACAACGTCATCAAGTACTGCAATGTCGCAGTGCATACCAGTAAGGGAAGTAGTGAGGCCACCAGTGAAGATGCTAGGGTCACGTACGTTTTCTTTCTTACGCTGAGGATGGTCTAACGCAATCTCCGAGGTGGTCCAACGAGTACGCTTACCTTCTTCAGGATGGACGTGCTCAGGCCAGTAACGACGATATACCTCAGAGGTAAAGATACCTTTCATAAAGCCTAGCTGCTTCTCCGCAAGGTTAGCCGTAGCAGAGATGTAGAGTACACGCAGCGTAGGATTCTTCGTAAGTTCCCACACAACCCGGTAAGCTACCATACGAGACTTCTGATGGTCACGAGGGAACAGAACGAGTTGGTGAGTCTTGCTGTCTTGACGTGTCCACCAGCCGAGCAACTCAGAGTGACATTGACCAAGGACTTGCTCAGGAGCGACAAGCTTGATGAAGGTCTCTAAGTCAGCCTCGGCAGCTAGACGGATTGTGTCGTTGACTGATAAAGAACTCATGTGACAATAATACCACAGTTGATTTGGTTTGTCAAGGGGTACGTTTTGCCCTTACAGCATTACGCTTTGAGCCAACCGTAAATCTTCTCGGTCTCTGCTTTGCGGTGATCCAAGCCAATGTATCCACCATTCACTCGCTTCGTGATTTGCTTGATGATGTCGTCACTTACGCCTTTATCTGCGATAGCGAACAAACCATTCTTCTCGAAGAACCACAGGGCAGTTTCCATTGCGTAGTCAGTCTCAACCAGCGAAGGGTTCTCCATAACTTCAGGCAAACGCATATCAGAGGCAAATGAGCGGTAGTTGTCCTTGCCTGTCAACTGCAAGAAACCACGGCCAATCCAGATGTGGCCCTCGCCTTCTCCGTTGCCCATGCGACCAGAGTAAACCTTGTCAGCCAGAGCCTTGGGGTTACGGGCGTAGGGTGCAGCCTCAGCCACACTCTTGAACCGAGAGGGCCAGACCTTGCACATAGTCTCAGCGGAATAATTGAGATTTTCACGGGTGATTTTTAGGCCCCCGCTCTCATGGCTTGCTTGCCCGAGCAGGTGAGCACCACGTTCAGCAGAGAGCTTAAAATGCTTAGCAATAGCTCGTGCCGTGTTAGGCCCAAAGGAGCCATCAGCGACGACACCACACTTCTGTTGCAGCTTCTTCATAGCATCAGACATTACGTTTACAGGCTCTCTATTTGTCGTTACATTCTTGTGCAGGCGGCTCATCGTCTCCACCCTTGTTGCGGTTGTTCCCAGCGGCTAGAACGCCACCCAGCGCACCCACTAGGAACGACGTAATAGGGGTCAGAATTGAGAACAGTGCTCTGTCGTTTTCACTCGACTCTCCCAAAGGCTGAGTTACGAACACCAAAGAGTAGAGGATGATAAAGATACTGATGCCAAGGATTAGGGTCAGGGATACCCCTACGAAGTAACGTAGCTTGGCCTCTAGGTATTCAGGGTCAGTCTTTTTCATTCTGATGTTCCTGTTAGGTCAGTGGCGCACATTCGAGTACGAAGGCAAATAGGAGGTTGGCATTCAGGGGTGTCGAAATGGGAGGGCGACTGACATTCATAACGGTAGAAGCCATCACCGCTAAAGTAAAAAAGTACACCAATGGCAATGACAGACGCAGGCCATATCCAATGCTCTAGTACCATCTTACCACCTCTCCAGATAACGACCCCAGAAGTACAGACCAAAGCCAGCAATAACGCTTGTTGCTAAGATAATACCTGTCCAGAGTGCAGCCTCTAGGATACCTTCGATTAACTCTTTACGACGATAGACCTGCTCACGCTGTTGCTCTCGCACCCGGCGCTCAATAGCCTGAAACTCCAGCCAAGCATCGTTGCCGTAAGTGTAACTAATAAGCTGACGCAACTCTTTGCGTTGCTGTTCGCACTGCTTCTGAGCAGCAAAGATGTCGATGGCGCTCTTCTGAGTGTCCTTACCGAACAACGTCTTAAACACACCCGGTGGTTCATTAGCTTTCTCAGCAGCGTAAGCAATATCAGAGACAGCTTTACCCCACTCCGAGAGTTGAGATGCCATGTCTTGGATTTCACGACCAGCAGCAATGCCCTGCTTAAGCATTGAGAAGGCTTTGCTTCCAACGCTGATTGCCATGCCAATGCTAACTGGATCAAACATTTACAAGCTCCAGAGCATCTCAGGTGTCATGCTGCGTCAGCCTCTTGGATCACAAGGGTGCCAGCTTCGACCTGACGCATGATCTCGTCGTAGTGACGGTTGCCTGGTGCCAAGGGGACGGACCACTCGGTGCCGTCGATGGTGGCCTTGATGCCGATGCGTTCGCCTAGGTGGTTTATATATTGGGCTGAGGTGATGTTCATGGCTTACAACTCCGCGTCCAAGGACATGTCTCCAGTAAGATACACGTTGGTAGCCCGATCATCTACCACCCCCGTAAAGCCTGTCTTCACAAAAGACGCTTGAGAAGATATGCCGCTGCTGCTGTATGCAACAAGGGTGTTTGTCCCGCCAGATGAGGAACCAAAAGAGGATGGGCCAAAGAAGATCATGTTTGCATTGGTCGCAGAAGGATTAAAGCGCATTGGCACGGTCAATGGGACACCGTAGATTACTCCGGCGGTTCCTGATGCACGGCCAGCAAACACTGCTCCACTGCTTACAAACACCTGATAATACCGCTGGCATCTCGCCAACTCCGGCCCCAGTTCAGGCTGGCGATAGAGGTCCACGGCAGAGGTCGTGTGGGTGCCTTGCTTGATGTGGATGCCCCACAGGTCAACGCCGATGGTTTGCAGGCCGAGGGAGTTGGTGCGGGCGTTGTATGTTGACCCGGCGCTGGTCCAGAAGGACACTCGGAAGTAGTCGTTGTTGTTTGTTCCCAGCGTCTTGCCGCTGATCGACGGCACAGCAATAGTGACAGCAAACGCAGCCCACGACGAGGTGAGTGTCACAGTTTGCGGAGACAGAAGAACAGTAGAGGATGGGGAGCCTCCGGAGCCAAAAACTTGGCCACCCTCCACAGCCATATTGCCAGAGCCAGATGACCGACGCGCCCAACCCAGAAGGGTGATTGTCTGGCCAGCATAAGAACGGACGCTCTCAACTGCGTGAGAAATGATTGCATACTGGGCAGAAGTTGACTGCCCGCTGACCGTTTGCCGATAGAAAAACGTGGGGTTATTGTTGCCAAAGGTGTCGCCAAGAGCAAACGCCTGACGAGACTGCGTAACCGTCCCGCCATCAATAGCCTGAGACCACCGATCAGCCCCATAGCCAGAAGAAGTAAAACTCGTCCCCCGCTGCCAGAAGTCGAAGGCCCCGTTGATGATGCGGTTTTCAGGGTCCAGAACGCCGGGGCGCAAAGGGATGCCGTTCACGGT